ATTCGTCGTGACGGCATATCAGACTTGTCTCCTCAGAAATACGGAAGCTCAAAGAATGAGGCGCAAGATTAAGTACGAGGAAAAGCAAGACGTAGTAGATCGGATAATCGAAAAGCACAGATATATGTGGCAGCTAAAGGCTGTTGCGTGGATGGATTTCGAAGATGTGGCGCAAATAATTAGATTTCACATCTCCAAAAAGTGGCATATGTGGAAACAGGATCGGCCTCTTGAGCCTTGGTTGGCTAGAATCGCATCCAATCAAATCAAGAATCTTTTAAGAAATAATTACTCCAATTACGTTCGTCCTTGTTTAAGTTGCAAATACAATCAGGGGAATGAGCCGCCTGCCTGCTCTGTTACTCCAAGCGGACTGCAATGCTCAGAATGCCCGCTTTATCGTAAATGGGAAAAGACCAAGAAGAGTGCTTATGATGTTAAGCTTTCTGTTTCCATAGAAGGCCATATAGACAATGTCTATGCAATGAAAGACAGCAGTTTGGACATATTGTCCAGCGCAAATAAGCTACACGAAGAGATGAGGCTTTATCTTGCACCGAAACAGTACAAGGTTTATGCCAGACTCTATATCGATGGAGCAGATGAAGAAAAGGTTGCCGCAGAAATGGGGTACAAGACAAATGAAAAGGGCAAGAAGGCGGGATACAAGCAAATCAAGAATTTAAAGAAGCTTTTTAAGCAGATCGCTTTAAAAATTCTACAAAACGAGGACATCATCACTGGTTATGAATCTAGAAATTAAATTTACCCCAGAAGATGGAGAAAAGATTAAAAAGCTTGCGGCTGAATTTCCTGATTTAAATCTAATCACAAGAAAGTTTTTTAACGACGAAGAGTTGGATGGTAGAAGTAAACAGGGCATCGCAATCAGGGCTTTCTTAGCCGCAAACAAAATTAATTACAAGACTTCTAAGTACCAGAAGGTTGGAAGTTTACCGCTAACTGATGAGCAAAAAGATTTTATAGAAGGTCAGGCCAAAATGGGGGTGGCGAGTCTTCAGATAGCGGAGTTGGTTTACCCAGATAAGCAAGTAGTGCAGTTGAGCACTGAGCACAGAACAGTGATGGAGTATTTACGCTCAATTGGGGATGGGTCAATGCCAGAAAATGAAACGGCGCTAGGCGTCAAATATCAAGTTCCGCGCTCAGTAGAGCGCGTTATAAATAAAATCAATGCGGCAACAGGCGAAAATCTGAATAAAGAAAAGATCAGCCGTCACCACAAGTATTGCATAGATAAACTCGCCATAAACTTATCCAATTCCCGCTTCCAAAAGATCATCAATTGCTATACATCCCAAGAGGATAGGAATATTTTTGAGGAGGAGTTTATACGTATGACTTGGGACAAGCCTGATCTCACTGCGGACGAGGTTAATTTGTATATGAATGTTTGCAAAGAAATCATTAACCTCGAAACTACTTCGCGTCACTTGGACAAGCTGAATAAAATGTTTGAAGAGACGCAGGAACAAAATGAAATGAGTATTCGTTTGGCCGAGATTATCAAAGCCAAAAGCGGGGAGTATCACCAATGCGAAGGTCGCGTTGAAAGCTTAATTAAAAAGCTGCAAGGTGATAGAGCAGGCAGAATTAATGCAAAACAAAAGGAAAATGCGTCTGTTTTGTCAATTGTGCAAATGTTTCAAGACGAAGAAGAGCGAGCTAATATGGTGAAGATCGCTGAGATGCAAAGGTCTCTGGTTAAGGATGAAGCGCAAAGACTGGAGAGTATGTCGGAATGGAAAGCTCGTATTCTTGGCATATCATTAGATGATGCAGTGTAAAATATGCGACGTTTCTTTTCCTTCTGAGAGAAGCTTGCACGCTCACTTAAAGAAGCATAAGGCTTCTTTGGGTGAATACTACACTACTTACTATCCCCGCAAAAATCTTTTGACTGGAACCTTGCTTCCGTTTAAAGACAAAGAGTCGTATTTTGAGAAGGACTTTGAAAATAGAGAGCAGCTTTTGAGGTGGTGCGAGATAGAGTCAGCAGAAAATGTCAAAGCGCAGATCAAAAAGATGCTTGCGTACAGGGTCGAAAGTAAAGATTTAAAATACGCACCGTTTCACTTGGAGTTGGAAACTAGTGAGATGCCAACAATTGATTTGTATAAAAAGCATTTTGGCAGTTACTCTAAAGCCTGCGACGAAATTGGGGCAGAGCCAATGTTTAGAAGGAGTTTGCCAAAAAAGTTTTATGAAGACTTTTCTGAAGTTGAAATCTTTGTGGATACAAGAGAGCAACAACCGTTGAGTTTTAAAAACGAGAAGCAAGTTAAGCTAGATTTTGGCGATTACACTGCCAGCGGGGCCAATTATACAAAAACATTTGTGGACCGCAAGTCAGAGTCTGATTTTAAAGGAACTTTAGTGGGAGATAACCTAGACAGGTTCAAGCGCGAGCTTCAGAGAGCGAAGGAGATGGAGTGTTATCTGTTTATTGTCGTGGAATCTACTTTAGAACGTATAAGTAGTAATAATGACTTTACTCCTCATAAGGCGAATCTTAAATTTATTTACCATAATATGAGATTGCTGCAACACGAATTTGCGGGGTATTGTCAATTTATATTCTCGGGCAATAGAAAGAACAGCGAGGTTCTTATTCCAAAGCTTTTGGCTATTGGCAGTCCTCTTTGGGATGTGGATGTTCAATATTTTTTAGATAAGGATTCTTTATGGCTTGGATCGAAGGAAACCAAAAAAGAAAAAGCACCTTCAGCAAGGTAAACGAAGAGATCCTTAAACACAAGGGATTTCTGGAAGAGCGGGACGCTAAAATCCTGCTCTATAAATTTTTGCGTAGTAATATATCGTTTTCTTCTGAAATGATATGCGGTGTTAAGCTTTTCCCGTTCCAGCATCTCGCAATCAAGACGATGTTTGAGACCGACTACTCGATGATGGTTTGGAGCCGTGGTCTTTCCAAGAGTTTTACTTGTGCAGTTTTTGCATCCTTGGACGCCATCTTGAATCAGGGCGTTCATATTGGCATTGTCAGCAAAACATTTCGTCAGGCAAAAATGATTTTCCGTAAGATTGAAGAGATCTCTGAAAAGCCAAATGCAGCATTTTTAAAACAGTGCATCACAAAGGTCTCTAAAAGCTCGGACGAGTGGACGATGGAAATAGGGCGTAGTAAAATTACTTGTCTGCCGCTTGGTGATGGCGAAAAGCTTCGTGGCTTCCGCTTTCATAGAATGATGATCGACGAGTTCTTGTTGATGCCAGAAAGAATCTTCAACGAAGTTATTATTCCGTTCCTTTCTGTTGTGCAAAATCCAACTGAAAGAAAACAGGTATACGATTTGGAAACTGAGTTAATTAAACGCGGCGATATGAAAGAGGAGGATCGCTTTCGTTGGCCTAATAATAAAATTATTGTGCTTTCGTCAGCCTCTTATCAGTTTGAGTATATGTACAAGCTTTACAAGCAGTACGAGTCACTGATCAATTACCCAGAAAAAGACGGTAAGGGTGGATCGACAAGAGCCATTTTGCATTTTTCTTATGATGTTGCTCCGCAGGGTTTGTATGACGAGAGTCTTTTGACGCAGGCAAAATCTACGATGTCTGAATCACAGTTTATGAGAGAGTTCGGCTCTAGATTTATGGATGATTCTTCTGGTTACTTTAAACTCAGCAAGATGCACGAATGCACCATAAAAGCTGGCGAAGGTCAAAGCATAGAGGTGGCTGGAGAAAAAACCGCTGAATACATTCTTAGTTTTGACCCTTCTTGGGCAGAAAATGAGTCTTCTGACGATTTTGCGATGAATGTCATAAAGTTGGATAAAGCAAATAAGAGGGGCGTTCTTGTTCATAACTACGCAGTTTCTGGCGCAAATCTGAAAAAGCATATCGAATATCTCCATTATTTAATGACCAGCTTTAATATCGTAGCGATGTGCGGCGACTACAATGGCGGTGTCCAATTCATTAATGCTGCAAATGAAAGTGAGTTATTCAAAAACGCAAAAATCGAAGTAAAGATGTTTGAGGCAGATTTTGATTCCCCAGAGAGCTATCAAACAGAACTCAGGAAGGCAAGATCAGCGTATAGCTTAGAACAGAGGCGTATTTGTTATTTACGAGTTCCGACTAGCACTTGGATAAGATATGGTAACGAACTATTACAGTCTAACTTTGATCATAGAAAAATTTTATTCGCTGCTGAAGCGGTCAATGATGATTTTACTACTCAAAAGGGTAAAACAATTCCTATCAAGAACTTAAAGTTTGTAAGAGATCAAGAAGATACTCAAAGCATCGAGGCAAAGATGGTAGATTTTGTAGACCATCAAGCAGACATGATCGAATTGGTGAAAGCTCAATGTTCGTTAATTATTCCGACAACAACTGCAAACGGCCATCAAAGCTTTGACTTGCCGCCAGAACTAAAGCGTCAAAGTGGCGCAGAGAAAACGAGAAAAGACTCTTATTCCTGTCTTGTCTTGGGCAACTGGATGACAAAAGTCTACTTTGATATGATGGAATGTCAGATGCAATCAGTATCTTCTACTTTTACGCCGTTTTTCGCTCGATAAATAAAAGCAAAACAAAGTACTTTTGGACTTTTGCGTGTAACTTTTAATATAAAGAACTACCAAAATGGCCCGCTCTTATATCAAAAAATCTGAATATTGGAATAGGAACAAAAAGCCAGAGGTTCTGGCCCAGCCTCCTGTAGAGCCAAAGTTAGTAGGCGGCTCTTACTTTAACGAGGTCTCTCAGGCTTCCAGAACAGTTTCTAATTCCTCTTCCACTAAGAGCAGAATGCCTGCGAATGGTACAGATTCTAACATTCGCAGATATGCGCTGTTAAGCCAAGGCTTGCTTCCTTTTGATTTTTCTAAAGACGGCGTAGATGTAAGAGACGCTATTCTTCTTTGTCAAAAAGCTTACGCAAATGTCGCAATTGTCAGAAACACAATCGATATTGCGACCGAGTTTGCTAATACAGACATCTATTTAGAGGGTGGCACCGAAAGAAGCAGAGAATTTTTCAGCAAATGGTTTAAGAAGATCAAGCTGTGGAAGATGAAAGATCAGTACTTCCGCGAGTATTATCGCAGCGGAAATATTTTCTATTACCGTATAGACGGCAAGTTTAACGCTGAAGATTTTAAACTTCTTTCTGGCCTTAGTGAGAACGGTATCGTTAACAATCGTGTTCCCCTTCGCTATATCTTGATCAATCCTTATGAAATCGTTGCGAAGATTTCCAGTTCGTTTGCAGAGGCTGTTTACGAGAAGGTGCTTTCCGAGTATGAACTTGAGAGACTGAAGAATCCAAAAGATGATGCCGATGTAGAACTTCTTAAAGGTTTTCCTCCAGAGGTTCAAGAGCAGATCAAGAGTAAGCAATACTTTAGAGACGGTCTAAAGATGAAGCTCGATCCCCAATATTTGCTCTATTCATTTTACAAGAAGCAGGATTACGAGCCATTCGCAATTCCTTTCGCTTATCCTGTTTTAGAGGATGTAAACGCCAAGATTGAACTCAAGCACA